TCAGGAGAACCAGCTGCCGAACCAGCCGTGCAGTTTCATCAGCACGAAATCGATCATCCGGCTGAAGAAGCCGCCCTCTTTCACCGGCTCCATGACGATCAGCGGGCGCTGTTCGATGGTTTTATCATTCAGCTTAAAGTCGATAGTCCCGACCACCTGCCCCTTTTCCAGCGGCGCGGTAAGCTGCGGCTGATTTAAGGTGTAGCTGGCTTTCAGGTTTTTCAGCTGGCCCTTCGGCAGGGTAATAGAGCCCGCCTCGCCGGCTCCCAGTTTCGCTTCGCTACTGTCGCCAAACCACACGCGCTGGGTGACGAAGGTGGCATCCGGTTTAATCGGCGTCACGGTTTCATAGAAGCGGAAGCCCCAGGTCAGCAGTTTTTCCGACTCGTTAAAGCGAATGCGGTCAGTTTTGGTCCCCAGTACCACGGCGATCAGACGCATATCACCCTGGGTGGCTGAGGAGACCAGGTTATAGCCGGCCCCGGCGGTGGTCCCGGTTTTCACGCCATCGGCGTTGAGGTTGGTGCTCCACAGCAGACGGTTGCGGTTCGGCTGGCGAATTTTATTGAAGGTAAACTCTTTCTCTTTATGTACCGCGTACTCTTCCGGCACATCGTGGATCATCGCTTTGGTCAGCAGCGCCATATCGCGGGCGGTACTGAACTGACCCGGCGCATCAAGGCCGTGGACGGTCATAAAGGTGGTGTTGGTCAGCCCCATTTTTTTGGCATAGCCGTTCATCAGGCTGACGAATGCATCCTGGCTGCCCGCCACGTAGTCGGCAATCGCAATACTGGCGTCGTTACCGGACTGAATAATGACCCCTTTGTTCAGATCTTCCACCGAGACCTGCATGCCAGGCTTGAGGAACATCACCGATGAGCCGCGCAGCGCCGGGTTGCCGGTCGCCCAGGCATCACGTCCGACGGTCACCATATCGGTGAGCTTGATTTTTCCCGCTTTTATCGCCTGCCCCACCACGTAGCTGGTCATGATCTTTGTCAGACTGGCCGGGTCGAGTTTTTCATCGGCATTGCCTTCGCTGAGCACCTTCCCGCTGGCGTAGTCCATCAGGATCCAGGCGCGAGCGTCAATCGAAGGGGCGTCGGGGAGTTGTTCTGCAGCCTGCACCGCAGGTGCGACAAGAAATAACAGCGCGCAACCTGCAGCGAGGCCGCGAAGGGAAAAAGCGTCATGCATCATAAGAGCCACCCAAGTATCCTTTCCAAACAAAATATGCCGCACCACTCTGACCGCGCCGCAGCAACCGGTGAGTAAAGCGTACAAATGACCTTAAAGAAACAGCGAGTTGGTAAAGTTTTTAAAGTTTACGCAATAACGTGCCGCTGTGCTTTAATCAGAACAACTTTTTTGATCGTGATTGCCTAAATATTAACTTTATTATGGCAAGAAAAAACTTACCGTTCAAAAATCAATGATATAGCGAAATTTCAATAAGATACAAAAATTTATGGCAAGACAAATGCGGACAAATGCGGACATTTGGTTGCCCCAAATCATGCCCCAAACGCCGATTTGCCCCAAAATCTGCCCCAAAATTGCCAGCCTCTGCTCTCAAAAAGCCCATCAGGGATGATAATGAAGTGATGGATTGATTTCATCGATGGTCGCGCAGGTGAGTAAGCCATTTCGCCAGCTCTTCAAACACCATGATGCTATCAGCGCCATCACCGCCGGTACAACCAACAGCAACTAAACAACGGTGTTGTCCCCGCGGACATCGCAGATAGTAAATGTCACGACGCCGATAACAGTGACATCGTCCAGGACCTCACCTTCGATCGCTTCGCCATCCTCGGTAATCAGCGACTTTCCTCTAAGCGTGGCGAGTTCCGCCCCGCCGCCATGCTGGATCAGAACCTGACTCCCCTGCTTTGCCATAAGGGAGATACCCAGCACAACGTAACCACCCGACCGCTCGAAGAGAAGCGTGGTGGTCACGTAATGTTCTATCCACTTGTTGGATTGCCTTGCCGGCCAGTGCCAGTTCACCTTTCCCTGCTCCTGCAGAAAACGCCAGGTAGTGATAGTGCGCCTACCATTGGGCTCGATGACTATCGCCTCCCGGCAGGCTATTTCAATTTCGTATCGAGGCGGCATGATCCTAAACTCTCAATGATACTAATTTTATATACAGTTGTCTTATTGCCTCTTCAGATCAATATCTGTATCAGGATCAGTATCGCCTATCGATTAACTGCACAGGCATAACATATTGATTTATAAATGTTCACAGGGATTTTTTATAAATTGCCCCCCGATTTCGAGCACGTCTGCAATCTTCCGGTGTGTAGTAACAGTCTCCTGTATCTACTATAACTCTATATACTACTTGATATATGATGTTCTTAAAGGATGCATTGCAAAAAGTGTTTGAATAGCACTAAATATAATGCATTAATGACATGTTATGTAATTCACGATAAGAGTTCTTGGTATCGCCAATAATAAAGGAGAATCGCTATGCCTTTCATAATAAAATCAATCAATCAACAAACCATAAATAGAGAAATAATTTTAAATGGTAAAAACCTAATTATTGTTGGAGTGAATGGCTCGGGAAAAACAAAGTTCCTCCAAAACTTAGACATATATTTAAAAAATGTAATAAAGACACAGAATCCAGAGTCGTTATTAGAAACTGAAATAACTTTAGCTCAACAAAAAACCGCCCTTAATAGTTTACCGAAAGACACCACACAGCATAATAACTTCATGAGATCCGTTAAAATTATGGAGGAGTCTTTAGAAAGAAAAAAACTTCTCGACATTGCTTTCTTTTCATCAACAGAAATATCTTCCATCATCCAGAGCAATAAATTCATTTATAGATTTTTCCCTGCCTTAAGAAAATATGAAAGTGTTTCCCCCACTCGTATTTCCAGCATTCATGATTTACACAATGAATATTCAAAAAAAATAACCGAACATACTACTCTTTCAAGTAACCTTGAAAACTATCTAGTTTCAATATCAAACTATTCTCTTCTTGAAAAGGGTGCTGGTAATATCAATGAATACACCAGAATAGAAAAGATAATAAAAAGCATTGAGATTGATTTACAAAAATTATTTGAGGATGTAAATTTAAAATTATCATTTAACACAAAAAAACTAAGAATGGAAATAATTCAAAAGGGAAAAGAACCTTTAGGATTTGATCTTCTACCTTCCGGATTCTCCTCAATATTATCTATTTACGCTGAGTTAGCTATGTTTTCCCTAATTTCCAATGAAGATAATAACAGCATTAAAGGTGTTGTTTTAATAGATGAGATTGATGTTCATCTACATGTATCCCTCCAAAAAAAAATATTCAACTTCCTATGCGAAAGTTACCCTAAAATTCAGTTCATAATATCCACTCACTCACCGTTTGTTGTACAATCCGTTTCCAATTCAATTATTTATAACATTACAGATGATGTTCAATTGGAGGATTTGTCTCTTTACTCTTATAGCTCTATAGTTAAAGGATTATTAGGTGAAAACGATGCATCTGACACACTAAAAAAATTAGCCGATGAGATGATTTCTCTCGCAGACAACAATATGTTTAATGATCGATTTAAATATATTCTACAGCTACTTGAAAATGATTTTGAAAATCTCGACTCCCGTTCCAAAGCTGTTTTTGTTTATGCAAAAAATAAACAAATTGATGTAATGGAGTAAGGTAAATGTTTAAAGTAATCAGGTCATACCCAGAACCTTCAGATTTAAAGAAATCAATATACAACAGCCCTGAGATTGTTAAAGAATTATGCAAAATATTTCATGGGAAATGTTATTTGTGTGAACAAGGAGACCTTTCAGATCCTGAGGTTGAGCATTTTACTCCTCATGAAGGTAATAATATCTTGAAATTTCAATGGGAAAACTTATTCTACTCTTGCAGTAGGTGTAACAGTATTAAAGGCACAAGAAAGGATTTATTATTGAATTGCACAGACAAGAGTGTAAATGTATCTAATGAAATAATTCACTTAGCAGGAAGATGCATTTACAATGGCGTTGAAATTAAAGCAAGCTCTGATACTCCTTCTGAAGAGACATTAAACACTATTAACTTACTAACAGACTGTTATAACTCTGTGAATACAGGAATTCGTGGTATAACAAAAGAAAATTTAATGGAGAAAATACAAGAGCATTATGTCTACTTCATGAATTTAAGAATGGACTTAGTTAACAAAAAGAATACAGATAGAGAAATAAATAACATAATTGAAAAACTAGAGGTTTTATGCACGCCATCTTATCCATTCTCAATTTTCTGGAAATGGCATATACTTACAGACAATAGAATACAGTCACTTTTAAAAACAAAAGGAATGAAAATAAACTTTTAAACCAAAAAAAAATATTTAAAATAAAAAACGCCAGCGATATATATGGCTGGCGTTTATTCAAAAGCTCTTATAAAAATCACACTGGAAAATCATCAGATAACATAGTATTCGTTTCTGACAAACTAACACCCGCTACTCGCAGTGCCTCTTGAGCCTTAAAAAGTACATTTGTGAAGTCATCACATTCAAAAATAGTAATATGGTCTTCTGCACGTTTATAAGGCGTTATTTCATAAGTTCTATAGTTACCGTAACATTTATCAGGAGAAAAATACACAAAAATGCGCATGCTGACCTCTTTTGATTGTTAACAATTAAACAACTTTCGTATTATACACTTATAACCAAAAAATAGTTAATTTTCATTTCTAAAAATTAGACAATTATTTGTATTTTCAGTTGTTTTTTGCAGAGCAATCACAGCATGAGCGATTGCAAGTGAAGGGACTTCACAATCAAAAAATGCGACGGAGGTATCCGTATCTTCATCTCGACGCTCCGATGTGACTTCATACGCAGTTTGGTTTTCGACCCTCGCCCAAGACTTATAGATAAAGAATCGCATCAGTAACCTCCGTTTTCTGTTTCAAACCAAAATGATGGCGCCTTCAGTATCAACACGCCGGTATAGCCGAATATCAGGAATCCGGGGATAAAGAAGTCAGCTCCCTGCCAGTAGCCAAGAACAGTGGATGATGGCATTGCCTGAAATTTGTCTGTTCGGTTGGCCTTTTCCTTCATGGCAATCATATCCGTTGGGTAGCCCATCGTGAACGCTGCCAATTTTGGTTTTACCTGGTATTTAGTCGGTATGACGTTTGTGTTTACCTCAACCTCACTTCCCTGATAGTTCGCCATAATTGGTGTCAGGTTTACCTGCCCGTTTGCCCCTTCTACGTTTACCGAGCACGACGCCCACAAAGGGTTACGCCCGGAAACGGCCCGCGCTCGGTTACAGAGGAACAGTTGTACCGTATCAGTGATCGCACTCATGGTGATTTTGATAACGCGGATAGAGTCGTTCTGATCAGAAGCTGAGCCGTACTCCACAACCGCGTCACCTGTTTTAATTGCTGCGAACAATGAACCGGAACTCAATGGGTCTGTAGAAGTGATCGGGTGTCCAACATCAACTTCAGCGGGTTGGATGGTGGCATGAATAAGTTTTGAGCCTGGCCCGTAGGTATTAAGATACCGCGAGCCCGGCGCTCGCTGCTGTTTCATCCTCAAATCGAATCCGGTATTGACCGGCGACCCTGCATAACAGGGGTATTCAGCGTTCGGTGCCACACCGTCAAATGCGCTAATGTGAGCGTTGAAATCAATGAACAGGCCAATCCCGTATTCCGGCTTATCCGGGTTAGTCGGTGCGCTGAACATCTGCGTAATACCGCGATAATCGTTAGCGCCCCGGCGAGGGTCATACTTCACCGACTCAGAAATATAAACGCTGGCTTTCGAATAGCTCGTCGGCGCTTCTTTTGACGCAATATAGCGCTGTACGCCTTCAATATGGCCTGACTGGAATACAAAACGGCATGCGCTGTTTGACCCGTTATAAAACAGGTCTTTCCCGACAAAGTCTACGCTACAGTTATACAGCGTATGCTCTCCCGCCGATTTTCCTACGAAAGCATGCCTGGCCACATTCGCGAACGTGACATTGTCATACCACATACGCTCGCCGGAGTTGCTGATACCATCGGGGATCGTTACCGCGTCATAGACGCGGGAAAAATAAACATTACGCAGACCACAGATAAACGTGTTGTAGGTTCCCCAGACGAGGGGTTTGTTAAAACCAATGACAGAGACGTTTTGCACAACGACGTCACGGCAATCCAGATCGCAGGGGGCAATATTCCCGATGGAGAGCCCGGTAGTATCCAGGGTGGGATTGCCGTCAGGATCGAAAATAGGGTCTCCATCGACAGGAGTATATTCTAATGCGTACCCCGGACCGCGAATAGTGAGCACTCCTCCCACGCAATCCAGTATCACTCTCGCCGACGCCTGGTTAAGGTATTTACGCGTAGCCCCCTGCCAGCCTGAATCAGCCTGAAACATCGCCCTGGTCAGCTTGCTGGTAAATTGGGAATTATCCCCACATACTACCGGCTGAAAATGCATCCCCTCCTTTGGCTCAATATAAACATTACCCAGCGCAGTCAGTGTAATGATGCTGGGATAAACCAGAGGGTGATCAATTTTGTAATTGGTAACAAAGCTAACGCTGGGGATCATCATTTTGCACAGAATATTATTAACCCGGCCATTAGCAGCAATCCGGTTAATAATGGAATCTCGCACCCGATCAAAACAATCTGCCAGGTTGGATAGGTCTCTTTTCAACCCTGCAAGTGCAACGTTATAACCGTGCGTCAGGTCAGGTTTCCAGCGTGCGCCGCCCGGTGTGACAAATACAGAAAAGCCATCATCGGGAGAGAAAATATCATAGGGGTCGTGATGCAACTGGACATTGAGCAGCACCCCTTCGGCGTCGCATTTTTCGAGGATGATTGACTGCCCGCTATACGAGGGTTCGATAGTCCTGAGTGTGGAAATGTTCGGGCATTTTCCAACCAAACCGAAACCGTCGCTTGAACCCAGGTTTTGGCGAAGCGTGTCACCATCCATCAGAACGAAGTGAGTAACGTCGTTAGCAAAGCTGGTCGCATCGGTTCCGGTGGTCGTAAAGCCGACGTCTGTAGCAGCATTCAGGCGGTAATACTGGTTGTTATAGCGGATGTACTGGTTACGGGCGCTGAACTGAAAAGGACCATCGTCGTAATCCCCAAGAAGTACATACCCAGACGACACGAGAAAGTGCTGAAACCGGTTTTCTTTATCCGCTTGAGAAGCATCAAAAGTGGCTTCCTGCTCGACTATCTGGCTGGTAAATCGGGATTCAAAGTCACTCAGTTTTACCGAAAATGCAGACTCCAGTCCGAACCATGACATACGGCTACGACCGAGCCGATCAGTCCATAAGGATGAAGTTAAATCATTGAGTGCAAGGTCCAGATTCTGAGCGTTATCAAAAACGTTACGCATGTCTGCCGACGGAACCGGATCCCGCGTTAAATAAAATGGCATAGTGGTGTTACCTCAGAAGCGGATCAGGCAGGAATTTCAGGCCAAACGATATCGGGTGCCGTAGATGTATCAATGCGGTTCAATGCAACGCGGTATTTTTTCCACTCAGCCAGTTTCGTAAATTCTTCTTCAGTCTGGATACCAAGCTCTATAGCGTCGTTTAGAGGAGCTATTTTTGCGTTTGCTTCGCGCATCAATTCGGTCAATAGCTCAGTAGCATTTCTCACTTCAGCCAGGTGTTTAGCTTCTGTATCGTCAACCCAGTTATCGCCATCCCATTTTTGATATTTGTCCGCTGGCGCCTTCGTCGTTACCCCTTCTGGCAGTTCTCCGAGCGCTGAAATCTCAATAGGTTCTCCAGACACTGTGCTGTATACGGTTTTTCCGCGATGGTCCTCAATAAGAGACCACAGCCCAGCAGCTATATTGAAAACCGCTGCTTCTCCGGGTCCTATTTCTGGCGGTGTTATTTGGGTGCAGCAGGCTGGCAATCCAGTGTGAGGCGGGATTGACAACTCTTCAAAGCCCGCCAACTCCCCCGTGTCGTCACTGATATGATAAACGGTTACAACCTGAGTTTTATCAGACATTTCAAAAGTCATTATGCGAGCCTCACGATGTAGTTGAATGCGATGTTTTTAACGGTGTTTTCTGCATTACCAGTAGCATCGACCGTGATGGTATGTGAGTGGGCCCCAATTGCTACAGAGTGTGTATGTGCGCCTGCAGTAGATGTCACACCAAAATTATTCCCACTATTATTGCCAACCTCCTGATCACTCCCCCCCTGTTTCTGCATAGCAGATCCCCACGTGTGGGAGTGGTCACCGTTACTACTCGTGACTTTAGTTCCAAGATCTGTTGATGAGGCAGATGCTGTGTGCGAGTGGGATTTAACACCATCTTGCTCCTGCGATAGCACCGCACGCCCGGTAGCTGGTTTCCCTTTAATGGTCCAGTTACGCATGTCTGGAATTACACCTGACGGGTACGCAGCAGCCAGTAACGGATATGCCGTCGGACTAAATGTTTGCCCCTGCATAAATGCGAAGTTTCCCTCTGCGGGTAGACTATCTGAGGGCCAAGGGATGGGGGTTCCAACTGGAAGCGCACTCCGCGCAACAGAATTAACTGACATGGTAATCAGGGATACAAGCTTTGCTGTGTCACCATCATCAAGCACATCCTCTCCGGTTGTCTCAGCCATGAACTGAGCTAAGACGCTCGCCATAACGGTCCCCTGCCGCAGCGCTTTATTAATCTGGGCGGCCCTGGCCAGCCCTGCAGTAAATCCTGTAGAAAGGGCGATCAAACCTTCCCATTCCGTCTGTGATGTCACATTTGAGCCAGATGCAATGGCAAATGGTTTAAAGTTGTTAACTGGCATCAGAAATTTTCTCCCCATGCACCGGACTCAAATCCAGCGATATAGTCGTTTTCGACATCAAAACCAAAGAATTTATATCCATTAGAGGGCGTAACTGTTTCTCTAACTCTTACTCCGGCCGCTTTTACCGTAAGGAGCCCAGCACGAACCACAAAAACAAACTCAGCGGGAAGTTTATCTATTGGGTTAATGTCATATCGCGATGGTGTGTAATCATCAGGAAGAGAAATAAATGGACCACGATTCATACCTGAATCAAATATCAATCGATCAGTTACAGACATTAAATATTCAGAATCAATGACGATGAGTAATGAGACGGTCATATCCTGATTATCAAGGATAATCATTTTAATCCCAGTGCCAGCGAGTGCTGTTTCCAGAATATCAGGCAGCGTGCCATTCTGACCATTCCAGCTGTTAATCCCTACCCTAGCTTTTAACACTACACGGTATACATCATCACTGAGGTAAGTTAAGGCATCAGAAGACTGATATGGACCAAGCCAGATGCCCTGATCCCAACCAACACGATCTTTATCCCATTCAAGAAAAACTCCAGATATTGGCGCTGCAACTGTCCGGGCCACACCGATCCATTTTCCAAGAATATCGAGTTGCGCTCCCACCCCTGTATCTATGTCGAATGCCGAGATAAGGCCGTAGACAGAACCAGATATATCAATTAGAGGGCGCGTGGACAGGTCAACATGCTTTACAAATTTTGGTTTTCCTGCATGGTAGTTAGAAATGAGTTCGGTGTATTTACTCATGTCATCACCGTTATTTCTATATTTTCCACGCTACATGAAACAGCCTCGTCATATAAGACGGTTAAATTCGCTGCTGCTACAGAGTCAGCTGACCGACCTATCAATAACTCCATGATATCGTAATATCGCGCATTCCCACCACTGACTACACCGAGGTTTGCAGGAGAATAAACACGACTCAACAACACACTATCACCGATAGCGAGAGAGTTAATGTAAGAGGCCACCGCCGCTTTCATTTCATCACCAACATCAGAAGTGTATCCGGTTAACGCCCTCAGGGTGATTGACACGAACACCGGAACATCTACGGGACGTGAAAATCGAATGGTATAAGGATTTCCATACCTATCTGTGACAACCACGGCAGTCATGCCGAAGGTAGAAACTCCCTGTCCCTTTACGCTTCGGATGGTATTGGCAATCACTGTTGCATCCCCTCCCTCCACAACAGCTGAAATAGAGTGCGCGGGCAACCCGTTCGCATCCATTACCTCAGTATCATTCTCAAACAGCTTATGACGAGTCACGCCTTCAACATTGGCAATCGCTCCATCTACTGCATCAAACGGTGTGAGAGACGCCAGCGCGACGCTTTGCGACTGCCTTACGCGAAGTTCTGCGTCGGTTTCTGCCGCTACGCCTACTGTGGCCGCTTGCGGGTTAGTTGCTGATACCCAGCCACGTGTCGGGGTATTTATCTTGTTGACTGATCCAGCAGGGGCCGCAACAGCACCGGCAACAGAACACGTTGCAGTCGCAATGACGGTTCCATCAATACCAATAGCCACCTGAGCAGGAAGATTCCAGATGATGCCGTTGGCATCTTTCACTGAGCCGTTTGCGATTAACGTCCCGGCTTCACCTTCGATCAACTCATCGACCGTGGAGTTTGTCGCAGCCCGTCGAGTGATGCCGTTAATTTTGACGTTACTGGTTAATGCATCGGACAGCGCCGTCGATGGTGAAAAAGACCGGTAAACAGAAATGGCCGTGTTATTGGCATCGTGAATAGCCAGGGCAACCAGCGCCACCATCTGGCCATCTTTGCTGTCAGGATCGAGATAGGCATCACTGCCATAAATCTGCTGAAAATAGCCGGTGATGGTGTCCAGAACGGTCTGATAGTCGGGCGCGCTTATCCCCTCAGCGGTTACCGTTGCCGATAAGCCGAGTGTGTCGAGGTCCAAAGACATTACGCCTCCGAAGTTACTGTGGTTGTCCCGTAGATGGTTTCCACCGTTGCTGTGAACGTTACACGGCGTGTGGTGCCGTCAACGGTGGTATTAAACGCAGTGATAGAGCTAACGCCCTGCGTTTCGAGGATCCGCTTGCGGATAGCGAGGTTGTAGGTGTCTGGCTTTTGCTTGCCAAGTACTGACTGAATCCACGGCGTACCCGCTGTGGTATCCAGAAACCATTGCCCGTACCAAAGCAGGAAGCGCGTTTTAATGGCATGCGCGACGGCCTCGGGGGAGTTAACCAGCCAGGTATCATCACCCTGACCGAAGGTGTAATCCCCGTCATCATCTTCTCGACGGTATCGCATATCATCCTCCGAGTGGTGCTGTGTTACTCCCGCCTGACTCAACGCCACCATGCGTATGCTTATCGACGATTGAGCCATCCACCAGCTGCAGGCGGCCATCAGAAAGGATTTTAAGCCCGTTCAGGTTAAAACCTCCCGGCGCCGTACCGTTGATAGCCCCGCTGGCAGGATTAAGACTTAGCTTTGTTTCCCCGTCATCACTGCGCAGTTCTACCGCGCTGGTGCTGATGCCGCCGATTTTCTTAGCCTGCGATTGCGGGCCGACGATACAGAAGGCATCGGATATATCATGCATGCGCTCGTCTACCGGCTCCTGAATACCTCCGCTTTGCCACCAGAAATCAATACAGCGGTCCGCGAAGATAACAAGGCACTCATCACCAGCCTTAACAGGAAACGTCAGCGTGCAGCCTCCACCGCGAGGGAATACGACAGGAACATCCACCAGCAACGGATAATCCTTGGTGCTTTTGTTGCCGTCGTTATCTCGTTCGACGTAGCGGATCGCTGGCTGTACCACGGCGGTCAC